TGTCAGCCGAACGCTTCTTCATGGCGTTACCCGCCTTGCTTGCCTTCTTCATAACCTTGCCTCCTTTGGCACGTCCGCTATCAGGGTTAGTCTTCGCGGCTTCTGCGGATGCTGCACCGCGAGCTGCCTTGTTGCGCTTTTCCATTTCTTCGAGGAACTTCTTGCGTTCCGGGGTCATGGGCACGGTGCTCGGGCCACCCGAGGTCGGCTCTTTCGGCATCGAAGACTTCTTGGCCGCGCCGCCATCACCGAACTTCTTCATCTTCTTGTCAGCCATCTCAAAATCCTTACCCACGCTCTGAGGAACACCAACCTTCTTGGCGAACTTGGGATTGTTCGCCACTGCCTTCATGAACTTGGCCTGCTTTGCGCTCGTCGAAGGCATAGCTCAGCCCTTCTTCATCATGTCGAGCTTGGCCTCTAACCGCTCAACAGCCCGGTCGAAGCGTTCACCCAACTTGTCGATGGTGACGTTCATCTCGCCCCGCGTGATATGGTCACGCGCCATCTCTTCCCGCGTCCTGTTCAGCAGGATGCCAAGACGATCCAGCTCATCGAACCGACCCTTAAACATGAAAGCCATGACCCCAACGATGGCGCTGAGCACGATGTTCCATATCATCATTTCCATTTAGCAGTTCCACGCACGTAGGCTTTTGTTGATTCGGCTGTTGGGGTCGTTGGCCGTCTTCGACGAGGTCAGCTTGGCCTTCATCCCTTTCATCCGACTACAGAAGGACTTACGCCGCGAGGCGTCCTTCTTGGTCTTCGGGTTCGGTGCAGGCGGCTTCAGGTTCATCCCCTGCTTCTTGGCAGAGGCGCGCCCCTTAGCGTTGAGGCCACCTTTCTCAGACTTACCTTCTTTCCGCTGCCAAGCGGGGGTTTTAGCCATGGTGAACCTCCATCACAGAACGGCACAGGGCTACAAAATCGTTCAACGACAGATCGCTCTTAGCCACGTTTGCAGCGCGACAGACAAGCTGTACGTTACCTACTTCATACCCCCGTGAAGAGTCGATCCGGTCGAGGCTACAGTTTGTAGGCACAGTTCCACGGCCAAGCTCCATTGTCATATCCCAACCAGTAAGCGCACACTTACCACTTTGGGTGTTCCACAGAAGTTCCAGTGCATCGGTACTGATAACCTCACCCTTACCGCGCTGGACCGCCTTACCCCGAAGATAGGTAAGGAACGAGCGGACAGATTTAGTACGTTTAAAGGCGCTATGCTGGAGACGTTCGGGACCCCACGTGCGCTTGTGGTACGACGCCTGCTTCTCCGACACACACGACTTACACCATGAATTATACTTCGGCTCGCCCGATACCTTCTTACCGACCGTATAAAACTCCCCAATAGGGAGATCGCCCCCACACTTCGTGCAGAGCTTATAGGGACCATCAGGCGCAGTGAAGGGGGCGGACTTAGCCATCAGACCATCTTCCCCTTGGTCTTGCCCTTGACGGCGCAGCCGTCGGCACGCTTCGAGGCTGAGGAGACCTTACCGCCTTTGGCTTTGCCGCCGATACCAGCTGTACGGGGGAGCTTGGTACGAAGTTCGTAACGGCGTACATCCTCGGTTTGCTCTGCGTACCCGCCGGGCTTGCGCTGAAAATCTAGGTAGTCTCTGTCCTGCAGCGCAGTTAGGTCCGACAGCCCTTTACGCTTGGCGCGAGCTACATCGGCCTTGCGCTCGGCTTCCATGGCACGAGCAATACCCTCACTGTATGAACCCTCTTTGCGGGTCTTCCTGACTGCCTTCTTGAACTCGGGGTTGTCGAAAGTATCCCGCTTACGACCAGCCCGTTCGTCCCTCTGGAACATCTCGGTGACGAGTTCGCTACGCTTAGCCATCAGACCATCTTCCCCTTGGTCTTGCCCTTGACGGCGCAGCCGTCGGCACGCTTTGAGGCCGAGGAGACCTTACCACCAATGGCGTACTTCTTGGTCTTGTTGCGCTTCTTGCCACCGGTCGGCTCATGAGCGTCGGCTTTGCCGCCTTCCTTGAACCGCATGCTGCCGCGCATGCCCATACCCCGACCTCTCGGGGCACCAGTGAGACGGTCAAAGTCCGACTGCCGCGAGCTCATCATAACAGGAGTCACAGGCATCTGCTCACGCGGGGGCATGGGGGCCGGGCCGAGAGGAGCCATACGCTGACCCATACCACCATCGCCTGCCATGCCGGTACCCATACCGCCGCCCAGACCGCCACTGCCGCCAATACGGCGAAGGTCAAAGTCGTCGATCACGACAGGAGCCTTCTTGGCCCCACGGACTACGATTTCGTCAGCCTGACCGCCATCGGCGAACCGGCGCATCTTCTTACGGGCCATTATGCAACCTCCTTGGCTACAGGGGCAATCATCGGGTAAAGCACGTCCTTACCGTAGTTGCCGACGTATTCTTGCACACCCATGTGACCCAGCGAGATAGAGGGGTCCACCCACACCTCGAAGCCCAGTTCACGGGCACGGTCACAGAACAGGTAATCCTCACCCATGTAGCCTTCTTCGGTGAGCTGGAAGTCGAAGAGGCACGGGATTATGCGGTCCGTCTTCTTGTCGTAGTACTTCCACTCAGGGTGAGCTTCGACCATCTGCTCGAAGACTTCGCGGCGCACCAGCATGAAGGCAGTGGCCACGCGCTCAGCACGCACCAGCCCCATACCGTTCATCGTGAGGTCGCCGTTGTCGTCGTATTCGAGGTTGGCGATATAGGTCTTGGTCTCGCTGCGCGTGCGCGGCACACCAGCAACGATACCCTTCTTGGGGTCAGTCCCCCACGCCATGAGTCGGAGGATGTCGTCCGGCTCAAAGTTGATGTCGCTGTCAATGAACATCAGGTAGTCGCAGTCCGACTCCAGCATGTCCTGCGCAAGCAGGTTGCGTGCGCGCGACACCACAGAGCAGCCGCAGATGCTACCGATCTGGATGGTGATGCCGTGTTGCGGTGCCGCCTGTGCGAATCGTGCAAGGGACACGGCCAACTTCAAGGACACCTTGAAGTCGTAGGCGGGGAGAGCAATGAAGATGCTCTTCCCCGCTAGATCGTAGCTTTTCTGCGCTTGCATAGGTCACCCATAGAAAATGACGGTCGATGCCGTATTGGTCACCGTACCGTAAAGCCCATTTTCTGCAAGGATGCCCTGATCCGGAACCAGCATATAGGTAAACCCGGCGTTGGCTGCAGTCGGAGTATTCAGGGTGAGCAGCGTAGCACCGCTCTGCCCGTCAGTAATCACAACCGAACCAACACTGGCTCCGTTCACGCAGTAGATACCCTTGATACGGGCACGACCCACGTTGTTATCGCCCTGATCCTTGAACGCACCCGTCGAGGTAAGCGGCTTTGTGGATTTGACGTCAGTTTGCATAGCCATAGGAAGGCCCTCCTATAGAGCTATTAGGCTGCGCCGAAGACAAGCACGCCGTAGGTGGCCGAAGCAGGGTTGATCGGGCTCGCAGTGATGTTGGTAGCCCGGATGGTCACCGTGTCCGTGGCCGAAACAAACGCGTTAAACACGATGCCCGCAGTCGGAGCCGCCGGGAGCGCCATGGCAACTTCGTCGCCAACTGCAGCGCCAGTAACCGTGATGGTCAGGTCAGCCTGCGCAGCCGCGTTAATCGACGGGAAATCCAGCGCTGCCGAGGCAGTGCGAATCTTGGTGAGGGTAGCGCCGGGGGTAACGGTGCCGGTGGTCTGGTTGATCGAAATGATCTGGAAGCCGTTTTCCGAACGAACCGGACCCGAAAAAGTCGTATTAGCCATGTCTATCTCCGTGTAGCAGCACATCCTCGCACCGTCTCTGCTACGTCTGCTAGGTCAGTCGGCGCGAGTGTAATTCCTAGGCACTTAGGTGTATCAGTTATTCAGGCATAAGAAAAGGGGGAGAACCGAAGCCCTCCCCCTTCCCCCTGTTTCCTTAGGCAGCGCCTTCGGAACCGTACATACCCAGAGGGTCCGACCAGCCGAAGCTGTAACGCTCGCGGGCCTTGTAACGGACGTTGCCGGTATCGAAGTCACCGTCCATCGACGTAGCCATCGGCGTACGAACGAAGTGCTTCATCCCGTTCGGCACGTCGGTGGTCAGGAACCACGCGTCGGTGTCGGTCAGGAAGTGGTTGACGGTGTAGCCTTCCGGAATCGAGCCGTTCGACTTCAGGGCGTTGATGTCGTTGTCAGCGGTGCTGACGCGCAGCTCGGTTTCGAGCAGGCGGGTAGCAACGAACATCAGGCTCGGCGGGACCACCAGCTTACGCGGCTTCGCCGCGATCAGCAGGCCACGTTCATCGGTCCAGCCCGCGATCTGAATAACAGCCGCCTCAAGCGAGGTTTCGTTAAGATCAGCCGGGGTGCTGGGGATGTTCGAGTTGGTGCCACCCGAGACCAGCGGGTGCGTGGCCGAGAACAGCGGCTTGCCGTCGCCACCGGGATAATCGGTGTCGAAGCCGTTGTTGAGGACCGCAGCAGCCTTGGTCTGCTTGGTGTACGCCATGGCACGGGCCAGAGCCTTGGTATAACGCGACGACAGCGAGTCGTACAGGTTATCTTCGATGGCTTCTTCCGTGAGCGAGAACCCGAGGGCAATCGTCTCGTGGTTGTAGCGAGCCGTGAAGACTTCCTGAGCGTTATCGTAGGCGATGGCCGAACCTTCGTTCTTAACCGGAGCAGCCGAGAAGCCCGACAGCTTGGTTTCTTCTTCGAACGAACGCTCGGAGCTCTCCGTTTCGAAGATTTCCTTGTGCTCTTCGCCATAGCGAGCGTACTCCAGACCGAACAGGGCGTTCAGGCCGGGCAGGAGCTCCTTGAGGAGCTGTGCGCGTGAAATTGCCATTGTTCAGTCTCCTTACGCGAGGCCAGTGGGGTTGAGGTAGCTGTGCGTACCCTGATTCCACTTGACGATAACTTCGGTGTACGAACCGGGGTTACCCGCCAGAGCGGTAGCAGGAACGACGTCAACCACGCGGATCGGCCAAGTCGAGGTAGTGCCCTCGGTCGAGTCAACGCCGACCTTCGAGTTACCCGTCACGGTCGAACCGACGTTGTTAGCGCCGTTGGCCAGCTTGAGGTTCGAGCCGACAGCCGCCTGAGTGACGTAGCTGACGGTGTTCGAGTTGGTGCCAGCGCAAACCGCGACCTTGAACAGAGCATCCGGGTCGTCAAGCACATAGGCCTGAACGTCGGTGATGTTGGTGGTGCCGGGGTAGTACTGGCGGAAGGTCTTACCGTACACCGGGTCGGTGTAGGTGCAACCGAGGAAAACGCCAACCGGAGTAGCAGCGTCGGTACCGGTGTCCTTGCCAATCGTACCACCGGCCAGCAGCTTCACGACGTCACCATAGAAGATGGCGGTCGAGGAGTTGGTGGCGATGGGCAGAAGGCGAGTGGAACCGGCAAAAACCTGCCCGCCGATCAGGTTGATCGGAACAAGCCCGTACGGGCTGTCAACAGAAGGATATGCCATGTTAAGCTCCTAGCTTAGCTGCCTTTACCAAACGACGTCGTAGACCGCTTTTCACGGAAAAGAGGCATACGGGAGTCGCTTTCGCGCATGAAGTTGTTGTCCACGGACTCCATCTGAGACTGGTTCTTGGCAGCGAAGTATTCCTTGCGCTGCTTCATCAGCTCAGCTGGTGCCTTGCACAGCAACAGACCTGCGACTTCGATGTTGTCTTTGAAACGGCTGTCGGGGTCCACCAGCATCCGGAACTTGGGCTGCTCTTCAATCCGGACCGGCTCCCATCCCTCACGAAGTTTCGAGGAGATGTTACGCGGGTCGTTCTGTCCGAGCGTGGCGACACGCACCCAACGGTACGCATAGCCGGGCTGCTTATCCGGTTCGGGCAGCGTCGATGCGGGCTGCCAGACTTTCGGACGTTCCGTTTCTTCGCGTG